GGACTTGGGAACCACAGACCAGAGTACATTTACTCAGGTCGCCTCATTACAAAACATGATACAGATGGGAACTGGCTCTGCTGATGTCGGTACTGCTGATAGAGCTACCTCTTCAGGTATGTCCATGGCACAATCTGCCAGTATCAAGCGTCAAAAGCGTACATTAATGAACTTTCAGAACACTTTCTTAATCCCAATGATTAATAAATCAATGTGGCGTAAGATTCAGTTCGATGTTGAGCGTTACCCTGTAGCTGATTACAAGTTTGTTCCATATTCTACTATGGGTATCATGGCTAAAGAGCTGGAGATGACTCAGATGGTACAGATGTTGCAAGCGATTCCTAAAGATTCACCTGCTTTCAACGTGATTCTTACATCAATGATGCAGAACTCTTCTATTCATAATAGAGACCAGATTGTAGCTGCCTTAACTCAAGGTAATCAACCTAATCCTGAGCAGCAACAGATGCAACAGCAACATATGCAGTTACAGATGCAGCAAGCTCAAGCAGATATTGAGAAGACTATGGCTATGGCTGAAGAAGAAAGAGCTAAAGCTACTAAGTGGTATGCTCAAGCTCAGGAATTAGCACCTGATGAACTTAAATACCAAGAGAAGACTCTTAAATTACAAGAGAAGATGATGGGATTAGAGAAAACTAAGGCTGATATACATAATAAGAACTCTGAAACTGCTAGGAACATTCCAGAAGTGGACCATCTTAAGTCTGAGACATTATTGAATGTGGCTAAAGCTAAAGAAGCTGCGATTCGTGTAGCAGTACAGCAGACTGTACAATGAAGACAGACGCTGAGTTCTTAAAAGATAGATTAGATTTATTTGAGACAGAAGGTTGGAGAGACCTAATGGACCAGATGACAAACATGGAGACTAGTGTTCGAGACGTTGACACTATGAACGATGAGAAAGACCTTTGGCACGCTAAGGGTCAGTTGCAACAACTAGGATTTATAATTAGCTTAGAAAGTGCAACTAAAATAGCGATGGATAATCTAGGAGACTAGCCCCATCATACAATAACTTCATAACCCTACGGGGCGGAGACGATAGATATGAGTATAGTAGTAGATAGCGCACCAGAAAGTGTGGCACAGGTAACAGAAACTCCAGTGGTAGAGCAAGAAGTTCAGCAAGAAGTACAAGCGGAACCTCAATACGAACCACCAGAGAAGTATGCTGGCAAATCATTGGAAGATGTAATAACCATGCACCAGAATGTTGAAAAAGCATTTGGTAAGCAAGGTCAAGAGGTTGGACAACAGAGGCAAATGATACAACAGCTAATGGACTCCCAATCTCAAGCGAATCAAGCTACTGAAACAATGGAAGAACCTGTTAGTTTTGAAGATACTTTCTACGATGACCCTGCTAAGGCAGTAAATTCAGCGATAGAAAACCATCCAGAGATTATCAAGGCACGGGAAGGTAATGTTAAGTCGGTCCAACAGGCTAACTTGACACAACTAGAGTCGGTACATCCTGATTTTATGGATGTGGTTGGTGATAGTAACTTCCAGAAGTGGATTGGAGATAGTGAAATACGTACTGAACTATTCCGTAAGGCCGATGCTACTTATGACTACAATGCTGCGAATGAATTACTAGGTACTTGGAAACAAATATCAATGATTGGTAAGACACAAGAAGTAAAGAAGTCAGAAGAAGTGAAACGAAAGAAGGCTATGCGACAAACTAGTTCTGAGACACGCTCTTCGGGTGATTCTGTTGGTGGTAAAAAGATGTATCGTAGAAGTGATTTAATCACACTACAAAGAACCGACCCTTCTAAGTATGCCGATTTATCAGATGAGATAATGCAAGCATACGCAGAGGGGCGGGTTAAATAATAATACTCAATAAGGAGAAATAATATGGGATTAGGTACTAATAATACTACAGCCTCGGTCGCTAATAATTTCATCCCTGAACTATGGTCGGATGAAGTTATTGGTTCTTATAAATCTAATTTGGTACTAGCTAATCTAGTAACGAAGATGTCGCACAAAGGCAAGAAAGGTGATACTATTCACATTCCTGCGCCTTCTCGTGGTTCAGCTTCAGCTAAGGCAGCTAATACACAAGTTACGCTAAGTGCTGCTACAAACTCTGTAGTAAACATTTCAATCGATAAGCACTACGAATACTCAAAGCTTATCGAAGATATTGCTGAGGTTCAAGCTCTTGCTTCAATGCGTAAGTTCTATACTGATGATGCTGGTTATGCACTAGCTAAACAAGTAGATACTGACTTAATGAATCTTGCAGAAGGTTTCCAGTCTGGTTCTACTACAGATAAAACTTATGGTTCTGCGTTTATTGGTTCAGGTGCTACTGCCTTTACAGGTACTAATGAAGCTGACATCGATGATGCTGGTATTCGTGCGTTCTTACTGAATCTTGATAATGCTGATGTTCCTATGGATAATCGTGCATTAATCATTCCACCAGTAGCAGCTAACGATTTACTAGGTATTAATCGTTTCACTGAGCAACAGTACATCGGTAATGGCGATGCAATTAAGACTGGTAAGATTGGTCAAATCTACGGTGTTGATGTATACATCTCAACTAACTGCCCTACTGTTAAAGCTAGTGGTGGTTCTGCTGGTACTGCTGCTGGTACTGAGCGTGTAGGTATGTTGATGCACAAAGATGCCGTAGTCTTTGCAGAGCAGATGGGTGTTCGTACTCAGACGCAATACAAACAAGAATACTTAGGTGACTTGTTTACTGCTGATACTATCTACGGAGTTAAAGAATTACGCAACGATGCTGCTTTAGCATTTGTAGTTCCTG